CAGTAGTGTTAGCGGGTAGGTCGCGTAGTGCTTGGCGATATGTACGCATTTCGTCGGTTAGGGTTGAGTCAGAAAGGGCGAGATAGTCGGTTTCGGCAAGCAGGCGGTTGCGCTTAAAACGCACTCCTTCCATAAGCATAGCTGGTTGCTCAGCAATAGCCGCTTGACGTTCTGCTTCCTCTTCGGCGGTGTACGGGACGTAAGTAATTTCTCCCGTAAGACCATTAATAATTTTATGTGATGTCATTATGCGTACCCCACTCGAATGTATCCATCATTGTAAGTACTACCGTTTCCGTAAATCTCTACTCGGTCAATAGTATCGGTAGCACTGTAACGACCAGCGCCAACGTTTGTATAGTTATTGCCTCCATGATCAGCCAGCAACCATGAGCTGGTCCACCAAGTATCAGCACCAACAACTCTTGTCATTTCAAAATGGCCGTCAAAGTAAGCATTATTGCCAGTAAAGGCGCCGTGAATCAACGAAAGTCTGCTATCGGGATGAGCGTCTTGAAAATTACTGCCATAACTAGTCGCCCATCTGTAATCGTTGCCGGTCTCAATGCTTCCATTGCCAAATCGAAGGTTTATTTGATTTGCGCCGTTGGATGTCTGAGAAACTTGAGCAATGGCAATTTTAATGTATTGTGCAGTAGTAGGAATACCAGTTACAATAACACTGGTTTGTCCGCTAACTTGAGTAGGATTTAGCCAGGTCAATCCTGAACTTGGAATATCCTCCCAAGCAGGAGCCGTAGTAGCACCAGTGCTAGTCAGTACTTGACCGTCAGTGCCATACGTTGCACCGCCAATACCGAGCTGACCTGCCGAGCCAACGCGGAAGCGTTCAGACCCAGCAGTGTCGAACTGGATTTCGTCAGTACCAAAAGTAATGTTAGTATCTACGTCACCCCTATGATGCAATTCATCAAGGGCAATGTTACCGCTAACGGTTCCTCCCGTCAAAGGAAGAAACGCATTAGAGTTAATAGTAGTTTTCCACTTAGTTTCAGCGGAGTTGTAGGTGTAAGTTACACCACCTACGGTATGTGTGTCACCATTAGAAGGTGACGAAGGAAAGTCAATAGCTGCCATAGTTAAGGTTTAGGATACTTAGTTTTGACAGCACTAACTTTTGCGTAGTACTCGTCAAGTTTGGTGTTATCGCCTTGGTTCGACCAGTACAAGGCGTCAGCTAGATCGGCAAGATCCGGGTATTCCGGTTGGCGATCACGTTGGTATTGGGTAGCGTCTAGTTCCGCTTGGATCTCGGCGGCTGCAGCATCTACAAGAGCTTGGTCTAGTTCAATCTTGTTGCCGTTGGCGTCGAAGGCTCCAAGCGTGTCGTCGCTGGTAGTGACGTTTGGATAGGCGCGAAATACCGCATCATGATTAACTGCCATTAGCCTGCCACCTCCATTGCTGTAATTGTGCTAGAACCACGCTTATTCCACTCACCAGTGTTAGTGGAGCCAGCACGGTTTAGGTAAATATTGGTATTAGAAAATGTTTGCCATTGAAGCTTGTAAGTTACTTCACTGGTGGTAGAGGGACTGTCTAAAAACTCGTAAAATACGCCACCTTCCATATAGGTTGATTCACCTGCTTGAGTGGCAAACGTGCAACTTTCAATGCTTGCATTGCCGGAATCATCACCCAAGCCAATATTAGTACTATCTCTTACTAAGGTAAAAGTAACACCCCGGCCTACAGTTACTGTTCCAATCACACCTAAACCGATGCGAACTAAAACTTTACTGCTAGTGGAACTGGGAGTAATTGCAACAGACATTCCAGGAATATCTGCCATTGTGGTTTGAGTAGCTTGTGCAGCGGTGTCAGTTTTGACGGTTTGAACAACTTGCAAAATCGACCCAGCAGGCAACCCCGCAGAAGTAATAGCACCTGACGCCAGATCCGCTTCTGTAATACTTCCATCAGGCAAACCACCTGCACTAATTCCGGTAATCGTTCCGGTTCCGTTAATAGTAATAGCCATAATTAAACAATAACCCAGGATTGACCAGAAGGAACAGTAACGGTGACGCCACTGTTAATAGTGATAGGACCAGCAGACAATGCGTTCTTACCAGTCTGCAACGTGTAGTTAGTAGTTACAGCGTTGTCGTTCTCAAAGAACACTTCGTCAGTACCACCACCAGTTGCATTCTTAGGCGGAGTAGACGGGACAAGAGGAACCCACTGGTTAGACGTGCCGTCTTCGTAGTAGATGTAGGCGTTACCCTCTTCACTGTCCCAATAGGTATCGCCTTGACCAGGAGAGGTAGGGGGAGACGTAAGAACGTCAAAACCGCCCCCACCAATGGCACCCCAGGCACCATCGGCATAGCCTTCAAAAGCACCGTCATCAGTGTTGTAACGGAACATACCGTTAGCAGGGGTCAACGCATCTCGTTGTACGCTAGTACCAGATGCAACCTGCACAAAGCCAGTTCCGTTAACACTCAGGTTTCCAGGGATGTCTACATCATCAACCCACTCAACGCCGGTTGCAGCGTCGTTAGTTTGCAGGATTTGATTAGCAGTACCAGGAGAGATACCAGCAATACCAATACCATCAACGTAACCTTTAGTAGCAGCGTCACCAGAAGCTGTAGGATCAGCAAGACCAGTGATTTTATTGCTGCCCATAGCCAGTGCACCAGACATGGTATCACCGGCTTTAGCTACCTTCAGTGCATCAGCAGTATCGACATAAGTTTTAGTTGCAGCATCTTGAGCTGCCGTTGGGTCTGCAACATTAACAATTTTGTTGCTACCCATGTCCAGCTCACCAGACATGGTGCCACCAGTACGATCAAGACGACGGTTAACAGTCTCTTGGGTAGCGTACAAAAGCTGATTAGTGTTGTCGTTAAGATCTTGTGCACGGATAGCAGATCCCGCAAAGAACGTAGACTGTGCGGAATCCGTGTCAGTTACCCGATAAATCCTAATAGTAACTCCACTTTTAGGAGCACCAGTCGCCTCCTGCCAATCAGTTGCAGAAGCGATTGAATTAAAGGTGATTTGTGTTGCGCTGGCGAAGACCCAATCGGTCGTTTGAGTTAATTCAGTTTTTGCACCGGTGCTGTCAAGCGTTAAGCTGACGTAAACATCGGATTCTTCAAGATATAAAAATGAAAAGGAGAAGGTTGTTGTTGAACCATCTCCTGCAGGAGTATTTTGTGTAGTAGCCATTACGCATTAACAAAGGAAATGGTGGATTATTTACGCATTTCAAGAATAGGTGCGTAGACCTCACCACGTACTTGATGATACTCATCATTACGCTTGATAAAGCTGCGATTACGCATGTCTGCTGATGTGCTAAGGTTGTTCTCAGCAACCATCTTAGCGCGGCGCAAAGCTTGGTTAATCTCACGATACAACCCCTTCCAAAGGTTAGGATCAATATCAGGAAGATTAGGGTTAGTTGCACGATCTGCTTTAGCCTGCTTAATAGATGTACGGAACATCTCAGCAGGATAACGCTTCATGATTGTCTGCAGCTCACGTCTGAAGTTACCATCTTGACCAATACGGCTGTAAAGCTCAGACTTTTCTTCAGGACTGTACTCAACACCAAAACGGTTCTTGTTAAAGATAGGACGGCTATCGTACTCAATATCAATTAGATACTGACGCTCGGGGCTGATGTCATCGTACTGTTTGATGGGACTAATAGCGTTCCAAGCACGAGTAAAGAAGTTTTCCGAGTAACCAACAAGCTTACCGTCAATCCAGTCATACTTGTTAGGCAGTGCACTGGACGGATCCAAAGCATCCAAAAACTTGTTACGGTTACGAAGCAGTTCAAAGAAGTCCTGATTAACTTCACGCAGCTGAGGCGAAATAAGACGACCCAGCTCGTTACGGAAACCACTGAACGGAACCTGAGCACTGGTAAAGGATGCTGCCCACCGGCTGATAGCCGCAGGATTACCGCGAAGCACGTCAAACATAGGCTCAACACCAGCCAACATAGACTTGTTAGTCAGGTTAGCAGAGAGCAGGAAGCCCATCTTGTTTAGCATGTCACCTTCATCTTGCTCAGTGATAACGTCAAAGTTATCCATCACGTCAGCAGTCAAAGCCAGCCAATCAGAGATGCCAGGAATACCATCGTAGCTGTACCACTTACCGTCTAAACCTTGAATAGACCGGGGTTTCCAACCAAGATCTTGGCGGACCTTTTGACGTTGAGTATCATAGTGACCATTACCATGCAGACGGTCGTTCAGGAACAAACCAACACCCATAGTCACAGCCATTGTACCAATAGCCTTACGTCCCAACACTTCTGCACGATACATGCGGAAAGTGTTTTCAATGTTGTCGTCAATAGGCTTACCTGCTGCCGTCAACACTTCAATAATCTCTTCACCAGTAAAATCATCTAGCCGCTTATACGCAAGCTTGTTGTACTCACGTTGGAAGATAGAGATAGGTGAAAACTTATCAGCGATAGCCAACACGTTAGCAGATGTCCGTGGGAACATCAGGAACGGTTTAATAGCAGGGACGTGGTTAATCAGTGCACCAAGAGCATCCACACCAGCGTTGTCAAGGTTAAGAGCAATCTCTCGGCTAGCGTAGTCAACAGCTTTGTCAGTAATCATACCGGTAGAATCAAACATCTCCCGATACAACTTCTCATTAGCACTCTTTAAAGTTTCACCGTTGAGCGGCATATCACCGTCAACAAACTGGTCAAAGATACGACCACGAGACTCAACGTTAGCCATCACAGCACGGGTAAAACCGTCGAGAGCCGTCATAGCGTTAGCACCAAACCGAAGGATCGGATTCTCTGCCAAGTCGTTGAGCATCTTAGCGTGTTCCCACAGAACCATAGGACCGCTGTTACCGTCGCGTTCTGCAGCAACTGCATAAGAGAACAGGGTGTCCATCTTAGCTTCGTTCTTACGCGCAATGTCATCACGCATAATGTAACCCACAGAACTGGGGTCAGTAGAAGCTTTGTGGAATACCTGCATCATGTGCTCTGCACCCTTAGAGAAAGAGTCAGTGATAGCAGTGTACTGGAACCAAGCACGTCTAATCATCTTACCGTCTCCACGCAGCATAGCACCGGCGAACGCAGTAGTAGGCTTGAGCATCATCATAGATGCGTTACCATACGCTGCTTTTAGCGGAGTGCTAATGGCAGACAAGACAGAGTTATAGATGTTAGCCCAGTAGCCCTGAACGATAACGTTATCAATTTGTGGGTTACCGTCGATGAAACCTTTGTGTACATCACCCAGGCTTTGCTGAGCGTAGCGGTTCAGTTTGTAGAGAGTGTCAATTTTACCATCAGTAAACTCCCACGCCATTTGCAACGGCATCAGGTAGTTAGGACGTTCCTTGGCAATCTCACGGAAAGTATTGGTCGTTGCCTTAGCACGTTGCATCAAGTCAGACAAAGCATCCTCAGTCTTAGCACGGGCGTTCTCAGCAATCTCCTGCATAGCGCCAGGGTTGCGAGCCATCCTAAAACGGTTGAACAGGTTAATGTTGGAAAGACCAGCACCACGATGATAGGAAGTAATACCCTTCTCTACCAACAGGTACTCCATACGATCCAAGATCTGCTCTTGTGCACGAGATACAGCGTCATCAGCTCCTTCCATGTAACGAGCACCCTCAGCCAAGTCAGCCATTTGACCGCCCAAAGAGGTAGTCAGATACGCTTGTGCTTTGAGAGTATCCATGTTAATATACTCATCCATGTAGCGTTTGATCGCTTTGAATGCAGCGTTGTAGCCGACATCACTCAATGGACGTACTTCACCCTTGAGGGTGTTAACACTGTTCTTAAACTCGTCAAGGACACCTTTGATCATACCCTTATCCATCCGTGGATCAATAAGGATCTCAACCAAGTCATCGCCTGCTTTGTCAATCTCTGCAAACGAAACTTTACCTAGCTGGTACTCATAGTCATACTTACCAGAGTTTTTGATGGTATCAGCCAGCATTTCAATAACTTGACGGCGGCTAGGAATACCACCGTTAGTCATAAACTTAAGTGCACCTTCGCTAATAATGTTAGCTAGGCGTCCACGGCTACCAAGGTTTTTGTTGATAGCAGCTTGGTCAGCTGCAGCAGCCAGCACACCACCGTCGTCAACCGATCGTACACCTTCTTCAGATGCATCAAACATGGTGTGAATACCAGGCATAGGCTCATCCAACACAGGATTAACATCAGCCAAATAATCACCAAGCTCATCCAAAGCCTCTTCACGTTTTTCTGCAGCAGTCAGCATGGTGTCTACAACAGGGTCGTCAGACAATGCTTTCTTCTTTTTAATCTTACTAAAGAAAGTAGATGCTTTGCTATCCTTAGGAATAAAACCAGTAGCTTCTTTCATGCCGCGCAAAGCACGAGCAAGTTTAGCAGCAGATTGGAACAGGTCAGTACCAACACCTAGGTAGACACCTTCGTTGATGTTCTTCAGGCGCTTAGTGTCAGTGCTGTCCCCGTTCATCGTAGCGATGTCATCAGGAATCCAGCTCCAAGTCTTAGGCCAAGTATTCTTTAGCCAGCCAGTTAGGTTATCGTCAAACTCATTCAAACGGTTGGTAGCGTCAACGTAAACACCAGTACCAGCAGCGACACCGGTTTCACCTAAAGTCTTAACAAGCTGACTTTGACCCAGCCTATGTCCAACACGCAGGTTAGCGGCTTTACCAGCTTGAAGCGCCTTTCGACCGATGACAACCGTAGGAGTAACAATAGAAGAAATCTCACGTACAGCCTGATTAACATCATTTTGGTACTTTGGACCCTTCTTAAGATTAAGACCAGGGATCTTATTTAGCTCGTCAATAACGTAGTCATTCAAGCCTTGACCAGGAGCAGCCAGGAAATCTACAAGACCCTGAAGAGGACCAAGAGGCTTACGGTCACCGTAGTTCGCGTACATGCTCTCCTTTTCTTCCACTTGCTTAGGTGCAAGTTCTTCTTTTTCTTCGGTAGGTTGCGGTTCTGGCTCTTCTACAGGCTGAGCCTGAGCAGCAGGTTGTTGTGCTGCTTTAGGTTCTGCTTCACCTGTAAATTCTTGAATCTGTTGCCTAGAGGCTTTCTCAGCATCAACGTTTTCACCCAGGTTAGTCAGAGCTTCCTGAGACATTTGAAACTGATTACTTGTATCAGTATCAGGATTGTTGTCGTACATCAGGAACCTCCTCTCATCATTTCTTGCCGAGCAGACTTCAGAGCAGCTGCAGCTTTGTTTCTCATAATACTAGCTTTGTTGATACCATCGTTGTAATAGCTACGTCCGCCACGATACTCAAACGAAGCAAATTCCTTGGCAAGCTCATCTAGTGCTGCTTCAATGTTATCACTTTTACCAGTCAGGTAATCGTTGATTTTACGCCGCTTCTGCATCAGAGTAGCGTCAAACATCTTGTCTTGGTTTTCTGGAGTAAACTTGTCATCCAAAGATAATCCTGCACGCTTAGCAGCGACTTCAGGATACAAAAATTGATACGCGCCTACAGCAGCAGATTTACGTCCATCACGAAGTTTCTCTTTTTGGAAAGCAACCAACTCACGAATAGTCATGTTGGTCATCTGAGGATAAGCTTCAGATGGGAACATGGATGTATAACCGCCTTCACCGGATCGAGTCAACCCACGCAGACCAGCCATGCCAGTTTGTGCCATTACATACTCTTTACCAGGACGCAAAGGAACAGAACTAACAGGAGTAACAGCTCTACTAATTTGATTCTGGCTAACGTTACCATCAACAAATAGCTTGTTTAAGAATCGGTTTTGACTGGGAGTCAGTTGCTCCAGCTTCGGTCCGATCTCCTGCAGTGCAGGTGGAACAGGCATGTCCATAAGATCGTAGGTTCTTTCGAGAAGTTTGGGGAACGGTAGGTTAGGATTGTTACGAGTCAACAAAGCTTTAGCCTGTTGAACACGGACAAACAGCGGACTATTTTTATCAATAGACAGCAGGAACGGATCACGCTCCATAATGGTGTTGATCTTCTCAAGATCTGGCTTACTAAACAGTTGACCAGATTTGATTAGGCTGTTAAAATCACCATCATACACTTTAAGCAGACGCTCAAGATTATGATAACGTTGAGAGATGTTTGCTGCATTAACACCGCGTCTACCTAACTCTGTTTTGTAGTTAGTATAATCACCACCAGCTTTTGGATCTTGGTAAAACAACCCACCAACGGTATCTTTGTCGTTAGCATTGTAGAATGATTGAGTCTTAAGAAAAGCTCGCTCAGAAGCTTCATTAGGGGGTACACCCTCTTCAATCAGCTTACGAGTTTCAGTACGCCACATATTAACAAGATCAGCTTCAATCAAACCAACAAGAGGCGCAGTAGTACCATCAGGAGTACGCGCAGCTTGGTTACGAATCAGGTTTCGTACAGACTTCTCTTGTTCTTTTTTAGCTGCAATGTTAGCTTGATTACTAACGTTGATCTCGTTAGCATACTTACGCCGCAAGTCATAGGAGACTTGGTGCACATCGAGCCACTCATCCGTTAGACCGTTGATAGCTGCTTGTTTAGCCATCAGCGGATCCATCTGCTCATCACGCAGCTTATCAGGACGGTAAGCCTTTTCAAGGTTGTCAACAAACTTATCGCTGCTGACTTCACCGTACTTGGGACGCAGTTGCTGCTTTAGGCGGATGTAGAACTGAGGATCACTGCGCTCTTCTTCAGTAGCGTTCTCAAGGAAAGCTTGGGTTTCAGTAATAACATCTCTCAGCTCTTGCTTCTTTTGATTTGTAGTAGCCCTATACTCATCAGCGTCAATAGCATCAATCTTGTCTAGGACACCACCGACACCTTTGATTTCCTTTTCGTACAACTCCATAAAACTGCGACCCTTAGGATCCCAGCTCACAGGTTGGTCAAGGACTGCTAGAGCATCGGTGTCGCCAGCTGAATACCGGTCAACGACAGTTTGCAAAGCAAAAGCCCGTGCCTGAGCACGAGTGTACGGCTTACCAGTCTTAGGGTTATAGGCACCTTGAGCGTTAGAGATCAAAGTACTCAAGTCCCTGTCTTCATGGAAAGCTTGGACTGCATTAGTCAAAAACTCTTCAGAAGTATTGATAGCTTGATTGTTACGAATAGCCTGAAGGTACTCAGCATCAGCTTTATCCATGTGCTGATACATGTACTTCATTGCAGCATTGTTAGGCTGCAGCTCAGCGACACCAGACTCTACCATGTAGAGCTTATGGAACGCTGCGTTTACAATCTGAGCACGGTCAGCATTGTCATCAACTTGAGTGGGGGTAAAGAAACCACCATCAGGCGAAGGCAGGTTAATATCAGTCCTTTGCAAAAAAGCATCTTTTGCCGCTTTGTACTCCCTACCTTTATTATCTAGAAAAATCTCTTGTGCACGAATGCGTTGGTAATAAGGTAGAGATTTGATGTAGTTGATAGCTTCAAGCGGCTCACCGTTTTTAGCAGCTTCATCGGCAATCTCATTGACTGTCAGCTGTTCTTTACCAAGAGCAGCTTTGGTTTGATCATAAATGTTTTGTTGATCTTCAGATACACCGTAGTTAAAAGCAGGACCCATTGCACGGGCTTTAGCTGTTGCTTTAGTGTACTCACTTTCAATATAAGCTTTACCCAGATTCGTAGCGAGTTCCATAGCCTTCGGAGAGAAAGCCTGCAACCCCTTAAGAATGTTCATCTGGGTCTGAAGTTTTGCATTCAATTCGGTATTCTGGACAGACTCTGCTTGAGCAAAGTTTCTGTCAATCATACCCATGTTTTCCCGTAGGAAAGAGGATGTGTCAGGAGCCTGATTAGGTGCAAACCCTTGAGCTTGCGTAGCTCCTGTAAACAAATCCTGTTCTTCAAAACCTTTCATTTTTTATGAATGTTAGACGGACTTGTAGGCGCTAAATGCTTGTTGACCGATTCCCATAATGTTAGCTGCAATACCTAGACCCCGACCACCAGCTGCAATAGAAGGTGATTGAGCAATAGAGGTAAACGGCATAGGAAGATTAGCCACTTGAGACATGGCAAGCTTGTCACGAGAACGTTTTTGTTGCTCAGTACGCTCCATTCTCATAGCGGTTGCAGTTTTCTCAGATAGAAGCTGTTCTACCAGCTGAGCACGGGTACGTCCATAAGCACCAAGCGTTTCGACAAGAGCACCACGTCGTGCGCTTTTACCGTAGACTTCACGTGCTGCTGCAGCACCCACAGCTTGTGCCAGCTGACGCTGCATACCTTGGCTTCTAAAAGCAGCTCGCCCATAGATTTCATTGAGGCGCATCTGTTCAGATGTCCAAGAGGCTTGAGCTGCTAAAAAGTTGTTTTCAATTTGACCCTTAACAAAGTCTAGCTTAGCACCAAAAGCACTAGCAATCTGCTCGTTCTTTTGTTGACGTGCGTACTCGTTAAGTTTTTGGGTCAGCGTGTTTTGATAAGTTTGGTTGTAAACCTGTTGCTCACTGGCTTTACCAGCTTGGATCATTTGAGCAACACCCAAAGCCAGCTGACCACCAGCAAGAGCTAGGCCAATGGGGTTTAGCGACATACCGACTTTAGCAGCTGTAGCTGCTGAACCAGCTCCACCAGTACTAGAAAGTGCACCCTGCAAAGCAGTTAATGCAGTTGATGCTGTCATAATCGTACAATCTCTATAGAGTAAACATTGTCAGGTCCATCTGGAAAAACCCGTAGAACCTTAAAACCTAAAAACCTTACGAAGTTGATAAGTTGTGTATTTTCAATATCAATAGTCGTCCATAGATAAGGACGGCTTATATGTTCCATTAACGCTTTACCGAATCTAACCGCTGTTCGTGGGTTCTCTTTGACTTTATTTGTCATCTGTACCCAGAAACAGTTGTCATCGCTAATTCCATATGCACCGTACAGACTTCCGTCTGGTCCGTAGAGCATATAGGAGTCATCTTCATGTATATACAAAGCCAATGAAAGGACCGGATGTTGTCCGACCCTTTCAAAGTCTTGCAGCCCTCTGGGCAGCATTTGACTGGTTAGTTCTAGTACGTCATTAATGGTAGCTGGTCTAAAGGTAAAACCACGGGTGGATGCAGTCATCAGGATCGTCTATAGAAACCAGTGTTATATTTACCCTCCCAATTCAGGCTCAACAAACTAACGGGGAACGGAGTGTCACCAATAATCTTGAAGTTAAGATTTTCGTTACGTTGATAAATGGGGACGGTATGGGTAGCGTCAGCAGACATGTTAACGTTGTTTAAGTCATAGGTATATGGAGCCGTAGCTTCAATAATCTGACTCCATTCAGGTCTGCCAGTAATAGTCACGTCATACTTCACAGGACCGCTAAGACCGGTAGACACTTTGACGCGATGAATAATAAGATCAGAAGTAAAGTCGGAGCTAGCGGACTGACCCTCAGCTTGAGTTACAAAGAACTTAGGAAGGGTAACTTCCATGTTGTAAATGTAACCAATAATCAGATCTCGTCCACGATAGTCTCCATCAATATCCACGTAATAGGCACCTGCAGAGCCCGCTACGGTGGGGTAAAGTACCGCGCCTACCGATTCACTAGAGACGTTGCTAGAAGCCCCGATATAGCCGCCCAGGACGAGCACAGAGAACGTCTTACCACTGATGTTATCATAAGGTAAGAAGACTCGGGTCTTGTCAGTGCTAGCAGTGTACGTCCGGTATGGGTTAACATTCCAGATGTCAAGACAAATGTCAGTCTTTTCACCAGTAGGTAGGGTCAAGAAACCCTCTTCGTTCGCCTGAGTCAAGTCATAGGACTGCACAAACACGTTGCTACCATCTTTAACGACGGCATAATAAGTGTTAGCATCAAAGAATTGATCCAAGAACTCACCAGTTAGCTCCCACTTATACCACGCTGCAGCCCTGCCTTGCCCTGGTTGTTCCAGGAAGCGGTACTGGAATACAGTACTACTACCGGTTGTAGCCAGTGAGACAAGTGAGAGTGCAGGCGATGCAATCATCGACGTAACTGTCTCAGGAATAAGCTCAGGAACGATCTTAGTCTGCTCTGCCATCAACGGAGGACGGTCAGTACTAATCTCAGCAAGCTCATAGAGACGTGTAAACAGTGGTGTTTTAGAAACAAACGCCAGGCTAGTACCAAGGGTTACAGCCTCTACCAATGGGTCACACTCATAACTCGATAGCTCGTTAATCTTAGCTGTCTTAGGGCTGAGAATGTCAGCGTCAGTAGTTAGAATAAATTGTTCCGTATCACTAAATAGAACGAGACCCACGCTAGTAGGACGTACATAACGGTGGTTAACAGGTCGAACTGAGGATGCAGTGATGTCAATGGGATCATCGTCGGTAACAGTTAGAGCAGTAGTAACCCAGAAGTTAAAGTAATCACCAGCTTTACTTAGCACCACAGCCTCATTAGAGAGGAAGCCAAGGCGGTTACGGTAGAAGAACAAGTTATTAATCTTCTGACCAACAAAGCTAGGGTTAGGGTTAGTAGTAAGATCTCCTACAATTCTATCTTCCCAATCTACTGGACCGTAGGTAAATGAACCGTCAGCCTGTCTAACAAGCTGGTGTGGCATTGTCAACGGGTCAAACTTGTAGGTGATGCCAGGTGCAGCAGTCTCTTCCCAGACACCAGTACCGTAAGTAGCTGTACCATCTGCTACAAACTTGACGTACATGTCATCAACATCAACATCAATACTGTTGACAATTTTGACAACATAGCCATCTTTACATTGTGTAGGTAGATCAGCGACAGTGGGAGTAGATTCTTGGAAGACAAACATAGCAGTTTCTGACGGAGCACCAACCACAGAAATAGTAAATGCCGCATCAGCACTAATGTAAAGACCAGGACCAACAGCTACTGCAGTGTAAGTAGTACCACCAAAAGTGTTGCCATTAATATCAGCAACAAGGTCAGCAACAATCTGATCTACGTCGCCACCACTACCAGCATTGTAAGTACCACGAACAGTACCATCAAGGAGGATCTTGTAGTGACCAGTGCCAACAACTTTAATAACAACAAAGGCTTCGTTGGGTTTAGCAGCGTAAGTATCTGTTGTTAGTGCTACTGTCTTAGCTTTGTTAAGAACAAAGGTGTAGTCATTAAGAGTAAGCAGCTCAATATCATCAGCCGTAGCACCATATAGGTAACCATTGGAAGGAGTGGCAGAGATGGCACAGTTAGTTACTTCTGCATCATAGTCCGTTTTAGCAGAAGCCTCAGCAGTAACAGCGTTATCGTAATTAGTTTGAGCGGTGTTCATTGCTGCTAACGCAGTAGCCAGTTCACTAGCATTGCTAGTAGCAGCAACAGTCAGAATAGCTTGGTAGACACGGTAACCTTTGGATGCAAGCAACGGGTGCTCGTTAGTTAGTTCAGTACCCAGTGCATAACCAGCAGGTAATGTAGAGCTAATACTGATTACTGTGTCTGCATTCTTAACTGTGTATATACCATTAGCATCCTCAAGAATGCCAGACACCAGATAAGCATCAAATACGGTGTTTGGTTGTGAAGGGGGTGTATAATAAGATTCTACTTGAAACAGAGATTGAGTAGTAGCATCTTGACCTGCTAACACTTCGGCATACTCGGCTTGTGCAGCATTAAGTAGACCAAGTTTAGTCTCAGTGTCAGCTACAGCAGTGTTGTAAGTAGATAGCTTAGTTTTCAACTGATACTCATACGAAAACTCAACACTGGGATATGTAGCAGTGTCGTTCATTGTAATCGTATCACCATCAGCATAACCAGAACCATACTGATTAATGGTTACTGTGGTGACGACACCACTAGCAATCACAAGGTCAACAGTCAAACCTGTACCACTACCTGTAGTAGCTGTGGCTAAGTCTTCAAATGTACCATCAGTTAAACCAGTACCTGCATTAGTGATGGACAGAGTATCGTATATGAAACAAGTACCAGGAACACCGGTATTGCTGCCCATGTCCACTGCTCTCGGGCTACCATCAAGCAGGCTCCAAATACGGAACTGATTGTCATCGTACTGTGCTACATATTTTTCTTGAGCATCCCTCAGGATAGAAAACCATTTGCCTGAGTTACTAGCTCCGTACAGCTCGCTTACATATTGACCGCCTGGACGTTTAAGCAAGCCAAGAG